ATCTGGTTCAGATGATGCGGGACAAGGACAATCCCTCGCAGCGATACAAGGCCATCAAGGACGTGCTGCGGAACTACCACCCCGACGACTGGACGGATAGCAAAGAGAAGCGCGAACTGGATGGCGAAGGACTAACTGTCGAGGTTGTATACAGCGACGATGTCGGATAAGGTGCAAGTCAAACTTCCCGTGCCGCACGACGCCCAAGAGAAGGTGCTGTCCACTGACGCGAAGCGCACCGTCATCTGTGCGGGCCGACGAGGCGGCAAGACCACATTGGCGACATCTGTTGCCGTACAGGCCATGATGAAAGATCGCCGCGTTCTTCTCGCCAGCGCCACGCAGGAACAGGCTGATCAGTTTTGGGACAAGGCCAAAGAGTGGCTTGCTGACGTGATTGAACGCGGCGCGTGCGCGAAGAACGAGCAGCGCCGTATTTTGGAGTGGGTAGGCGGCGGGCGAATCCGGTGTAAGACGGCCTATAACGCAGAGACGTTGCGCGGTGACTATGCCGACTTTTTGGTGTTGGATGAGGCTGCAATCATGGACGAAGACGCGTGGGAAGACGTAGGGCAGCCGATGTTGCTTGACAATGACGGGGACGCCTGGATGATCTCAACGCCTCCGAAGCAAGCAGCTGGGAAGTGGTTCCGCGAGAAGTTTGAGCGCGGACAGACCGACGACCCAGACTGGTTCTCCTTCCGGTGGACCTCGCACGACAACGAGAATCTTTCCGAGAGGGCGCTGGAGCGGCTGACAAAAGACATGTCCCAACGGTCCTACCGCCGCGAGATCCTGGCAGAGTTTCTGACGACCGCCCCAGGCGCGCTTTGGGATTGGGACTTGATTAGAACCTGCCGCGTCCATGAACACCCCGACCTGAACCGCATCGTGATTGGCGTCGACCCGGCCGGTGGCGGTCCCGACGAGGTTGGGATCGTCGTATGCGCCGTGTCGGTGGACGGCGACGGCTACGTCCTGGAGGACGCCTCCATGCGCGGTAGCCCGAACTCTTGGGCGTCGGCCGTTGCGAGCGCCTACCGCCGGCACAAGGCCGATCGCGTCGTCGCCGAGAAGAATTATGGCGGCGACATGGTTGAGTCGACGCTTCGAACTGCCGATGCCAACCTGCCCGTCTCGGTAATCAGTGCCAGCCGGGGGAAGCAGCAGCGAGCCGAGCCTGTGGCGGCGCTGTACGAGCAAGGCAAGGTTCACCACGTCGGGCGGCACGACAAGCTGGAGGACCAGATGACGACGTGGGACCCGGCCGAATCCGGCTCGTCGCCCGACCGCGTGGACGCCCTCGTGTGGGCGTTGACCGAACTGATGCTTGAGGACACTGCGCAAACACCTGGAATCGTATAGCACCCCACTATGGGCCTCTTAGACCGCATCTTCCCGGCCGACAGCCGCGGCGACATGGAGCGCAAGTCCCGGTCGTGGACCGAAATGGACTTTTTCGGCGCCCGGCTCGAAGACGAGTCGACGCTGAACTACATCCACGAAGGGTACAAGGAAAATCCCTACGTCTACCGGGCGGTGAAGCTCTTGGCGCAGGGCGTCGCCTCGCTGGACATCACGGTGTACGAGGGACGTGACGAGATGCAGCGCCGCGACGATCATCCGGCCGCCCGGCTCCTGCAGCGCCCGAATCCGCTCAGTGCGAAGGCGTCCTACTTCGAGGAGTTCGTGACGCGGCTCCTAATCAGTGGCCGGGCCTACTTCGAGACGGCCGGACCTGACAACGGCCCGCCGCGGGAGCTCTGGATTCCCGAGCCTCGCGACATCCGGCCGATTTTCAGCCGCAGCGCGGACGGCTTTATTGAGCGCTACCGTTCCGACGAGGCGAGCGAGACGTGGACGCCGGAACAGATGCACATGGTGCGCCTGGTCGACCCCGACAACCCGCTGCAGGGACAGAGCGTGATCCAGGCCGCCGCCCGTGCTGCGGACGTCAGCAACTACGGCCGTAAGTACGCGCATTCCGTGCTGAAGTCGATGGGCATCCCGCCGTATTTGCTCACCACCGAGGGCACGATGACGGAGGAGCAGAAGGCCTCGTTCGGAGAGGATTTTGCGACGCGGCTTCGCGACTCCTTTGAGCGGATGCGCAGCAGTGGCGTCACCCGGCCGCAGATCTTTGACGGTATGGAGAACAGCGAGTTTGAGCGTCTCGGCATGAGCCCCGGCGACATGGATTTGCTGGAGCTGATGCAGCAAAGCGGCCGCGAAATCGCGGTGGCGATGGGTCCGGCGCCCGAACTGCTGGGGGACCCTGAGAACAAGGTGTACAACAACGTCTCCGAAGCCAGGGAGGCGCTGTACACCGAGCACGTCATGCCGCTTGGCACCCTCATCTGCGGGGAGCTCACGCACTGGCTCGGGGCACAGTTTGACTTTTCGGGCGACCTGCACTTCGGCTTTGACCCAAGCGGGATTCCGGCGCTGCAGACCGACCCCGAGCAGAAGCGCGAGACCGACCTTGAAGCCCTGCAGGCCGGCGCCATCACGATCAACGAATACCGCGAACGGCAGGGGATGGAGCCGCGCGACGGGGGCGATGTGCTCCTTGTCCCGTCTCAGTCGATGCCGCTGGCGGCCGCCATGGTTTCCTCCACGAACGGACAGCCCGAATAGCATGGCTTGCCCCGTCCACAGCGTCAAGAGCCTCGTCGAGCTGGGCAGCAAGGCCGACGATGTGCGGACGCGCTTCTGGAAGAACTTCGAGGCGCGCCGGCAGCCCTTCTATGGCCCGTTTGCCCGCAAGGCGAGGCAGATGCGCGAGGCGGTCATGCAGCCCGCGCTGGAGGCGGTCGAGTCGACGCAGGTGGTGCGGCTCATGGAGGGCTCGGTGACGTCGCGGCTCGGCCGGGAGGACGCCCGTAAGCCCGTCCGGTCATATCTGCGGGAGACCTTCCGCACGGTCGGGCAGCGGTTCGCACAGGCCGCTTTTGAGCAGCACAAGAGCGTCAAGGCCAACCCCGTCGACGAGTGGTTTGCGGCTGTTGAGCGGTGGCTCGGCAGCGAGCAGGCGGGCGCGGAGATCCGCCAGATTACCGATACGGTGCGCCGCGACATCGTTGAGATCATCCGGCAGGGCGCTGAGGAGGGCGTCGGCTCAGAACGCATGGCGCGCCGGATCGAAGAGCAGATGGAAGAGATCAACCGGCGCCGCGCTCGCGTCATCGCCCGCACCGAGGTCATCACCGCGTCCAACCAAGCGTCGCAGCAAGGCGCCAAAAGCACGAAGCGCCCGATGGAGAAGGAGTGGGTGGACTCGGCGGACTCCCGGGTTCGGGCCGCGCATGAGAACACGGACGGGCAGACGCGCGACCTAGACGAGCCGTACGACGTGATGGGCTCGGATGCGATGTACCCGGCCGACCCGCAGCTTCCGGCTCGCCTTCGGGTGCAGTGCCGGTGCGTGGAAACCTACGAAGCGAAAGACTCTCTGATCAGCGAGCTGTTATGAGCGAGCGCCCCGACAAGCCCAGTCAAGAGCAAGTTTATCTCGTTGTGGAGGCGGCGGAGGAGGTGTTGCAAAACGGCTGTGAGGCCCGTATCTACCGTAACAATGACGGAGGGCTGTCCGTCCGGTATATCCACGTCGGAAAAGCTCAAACCGCCGAATAGCTATGCGATACGCTGTCGCCGCTCTCGCCGTTGCGCTCACCCTCACCGCGTGCTCGTCGGTTCGCCAGTCGATGTTCGGCGTGATGGACGAAAAGGCCCGCATGGAGTACGTGCAAGAGAACGGGCTCACGGGGCGAGACAGTGCCGCTGTTGCTGAGGGACGCGTCTACCGCGGGATGCCCGAGCAGCACATCCAGGGCGCCCTTGGGTCGCCGGACCGGGTTAACACCAACGTCTACCGAAGCGGCGCGTCGACGCAGTACGTGTACGTGTCGATGGCGAATGCCAGCCACCGAGGCTACGTGTACACGGACGGAGACGGAAAGGTGACGGGCTGGCAGAATCTGCATCTCATCCCGCGCATTCACGGGCACTAACAGAGATGGCTGGCTCTGAAACATCCCCAAGGAGCGAGCATTAGCAGAGTACACTATCCTGCACACATTGACACGTGTGGCAGGGTGACGACATTCATCCGTTTCCCGCTCCTGACGGTTCCTCACGGGCAGCTCCGGCTTATCGCCGGGGTCGCTCGTTTTGTGTGTATGCCCTACTCCATCTCCACCAGTGTCGACGACTGCGACGGGTTTGCGGTTGTCAAGGACGGTGATGGCGAGGTGATGGGCTGCCACGACAGCGAGGAGGACGCCGAAGATCAGTTGACCGCTCTCCAGATCAGCGAGAACGACAAGTCCCGCATGGACGCATTCGACCGGCTCGACCACTTGCTCGCCAAAGCCGACGCTGCCGACCTGGGCGAGG